AATGAAGTCCTCGTCAAACTCGGGAAAGAAGCACTCGTTAAATTAGTAGAGACTGCAAAGCCCTACCCAGTAGAAGGCTTGTATACCGTCACCGACTTGATGAAGCAGGTACACGCAAGGTACGTAAATGGTCCTATCCCCGGCATGTCTACCGGCTGGATGTGTCTGGATAAATTCTACACCGTGCGTCCAGGAGAGTTAACAATACTAACCGGTATCCCAGGACACGGTAAGTCCGAGTTTCTAGATGCATTAACACTAAACCTAGCTAAGAGTAACGATTGTTCCTTTGCTCTATTTTCGCCTGAAAACTATCCTCTTGACGCTCACATCGGAAAGATTGCAGAGAAGAAAGTTTTGAAGCGTTTCGACAAAGGGTATAACTGTGATCGAATGACGGTCGATGAGATGTTGGAAGCAACTGCATGGATGTCGGAGCGCTTCTTTTTTATACTTCCGACTACCCGCACCATTGGCTCAGTCCTAGACTCTGCTAGGTCTGCGGTTCAGCAGTACGGTATCGACGGCCTAGTCATTGACCCATGGAATGCACTAGAACATTCCTCCGCTCGTAGCAGCTCCACCAGTCAAACCGACTACATCTGCGAATGCCTTAACCAAATTAGGGATTTCTCCCGCGTGAACAAGGTTCATACCTGGGTGGTAGCTCACCCATCAAAGCTTCCTAAAAACACTAACGGTGCTTACGACCCACCGACACCCTACGATATCTCTGGTAGCGCACACTGGCGTAACATTGCCGATAACTGTCTCTGCATTTATAGAGACATGGAAAACGATTCAGTTTATATACACGTTCAAAAGATCAGGTTTGCCGATGTTGGCCGGATAGGAGTATGCCAACTAGAGTTTGATAGAACTACTCGAACTTACTCTGAGTATTCATTATAGGAGGGGAGCAATGAGTGACACCCCATTAATCATAGGTGAAAGCCTTTTCGAGTGCCACTATCCAAGCGCTCCACTCATCGGACTCATCGGGCAATACGTTTTATATTTCGCGCAAGGTGAGGGCTCCACTGCTAGAGCTAAGCGGCAAGACCTGCTGAAGTTAGCCGACTACTTCGGCAACGTTGCCGGACTTGCAGACTTGAACCATTCTAATCTCTGCGGGTTTGTTGAGTGGCTATCTAAGCATGAAGCTGTTGCTACCGTCCGTAGGCGATGGGCTACCGTAAGACACTTCTGCAAAGTGTTAGCTATGCGGCTTCCTGACTTCTATGACCCCTCTATTGCTGTTCCCATCCCCAGGCAGGAGATCTCTGCGCCTCAGTCGTTGGACTCAATTCAGCGGAAACAGCTAATCAATGCCTACGACGGTGAGGATGTTTGGTCCCTTCGGAACCGCGCCATCATCGCCACCCTGTTCTATTCCGGTATGCGCATCTCTGAGCTGTGCGACCTGAAGCGTGAGCAGTTAAAAGACGGCGTTTTTTATTCGGTTAGAACTAAGGGTAACTATACCCGTGACATCAGAGTGTCCGACTATGGCTACATCATGCTTCAGCAGTACACCTCTGCAAGAGACACCTATCTGCCTATAGTTAAGAAGCAGCCGGCTGAGCTATTCGTCTCCCGGAAATATAGGAAGATGAACCCACGCTCCGTCAACTTCATAATATACGAGGCATGTGAGCTTGCAGGCATTCCACTGGTTAGTGCCCACAAACTGCGGCACACCTTTGCTTATGCACTACACGCAGAGACTCATGACGTAGCACTTGTCCAGCGTGCGCTAGGGCATTCAAGTTTACAGACAACAACTAGGTATGTAGTGGCACGGGAAGCAGAAGTTTTTGATGCGATTGGTAAATTGCAATAGGAGGGAAGCAATGGACAGAACAACCAGACAGATTGAACAGAGCAGGGAGGCGGCCACGGTAGCTCAGTACTTCCTTGCACTATACGCAACGCAGCATTTCTCCGGGCAAGCGTGGCTATCAACATTCATCCGGCGTGTCATGGTACTCTTGGATTCCTACGATGCCAAAGAGGTCATGCAGGCCAGTGAGGAAATAGTGCAGTCGTTTAAGGAACTTAAGGGAGGTTTGGATGGACGACTTAAGGAGGAGCGAGCGAATAAAAAGACTACAGAGGCAACTTTCAGACGTCCGTTACGAGTTATCCAGGACGGAGAAGCTGTCGGAGATTCGGGAACTGAAGAAGAGCTATGCATACCTATTGCGGGAAATTCATAAGACGGAAAAACAGATGCGGGTAAGTGCCACATGGTCAGTGATAACTTCCTCTCTAGTTTTCCTTTAGTACGCTTCTTGGAGAGAAGCCCAAACGTTAGACTATGCTTAATAATAATAGGCTGCATGCTTATCGGTGCCCTGCTGGGATTAACGATAATACTTGCGGGAACAATGGGAGTAACCTATGACAACAATATCGGAGACAGAAATTTACTCACACCCCGTATACCGGGAGTTGTTGCAAATCTGCCAGGACGATCAACGTGAGATTATTCGGCTAAACGACAGGATATATGAATACGAAAACAGACTTGGACTGGGACGCCCTGTACAAAGCTCTAAGCAGAAACGTCCAGAGACTATCGTATCGTATTCTGAAGGACCATCATCTGGCCGAAGATAACACGCAGGACACCTTTGAGCTGGTCTGGAAGAAGTTTCACCAATTTAAGGGGGACTCGCAGCTCTCCACCTGGGTGCATTCAGTGGCTAAAAACAGAGCCCTTCAGCAGCTAAGAGACAATAAGGCTCTCACTTGTAGCCTGAATGGAGCAGGGAACTTAGGCTATGACCCACCAGAGTCAGACTGTCTGGCCCTGAAGAGCGCTATTGAGAGTCTACATGAGCTGGACCACTCGTACGGAGATACCTTTAGGCACCACGTTTACACGGGACTTAGCTCGTCTGAGCTAGCAGTAGCTGAGAACATTTCTCTGGGATGTGCTAAGAGTAGGCTAGTTCGTGGCCGAATAGCTGCTAAAAAACTTTTTAACGCAAAGGCTAAGGCCGCAAAGAAAAAGGTCAATGGGTACGGGAAGAGCTAGAGTGTTAACAGCCGAACAACGGCTATGCTGCGCCATCCTTAGGCAGGCGGCCAGAGATGTTTGCTCTTGTGCTCAAATTGTTAGGAGAGAAAACCGGAGAGAGGCAATTAGATGGTTGCGCTCAGATAGCCTGGACTGCTGGAGCTTCCGATGGCTATGCGATGTGCTGGATTTCGACGAAGACATAATACTGAAACTACGACGCACCCTACTGGGGTTTGAGAAGAACAGTAAAGATTGTCAATTTTTTAACCTGGAGAAACTACTGGAGGAGGAATCATATTATGGAGACATCTGGGAAGGACGCAAAAGGCAACGGTAAGGTTAACCCTAACCCGAAACGACCGGAGTTTACGAAACGTATAGGGGCAGTCAGTGTGGCTTGCTGGCTAAAACATAACTCCAATGGTCAATGGGGCTCTGTCCGACTGACAAGAGGGGTTAGGCCAGATCCAGATGGTCCCTGGCAAGAGTCCCAATACCTGAACACTAACGACCTTCAACGCGCCATTCAGCTTTTGAATGAAGTCTACGAATGGGCAGCCGGCATTGACCCTCAAATGGTAGAGCCAAGGAGTCAGGCCCCAAAGACTGCACCCAAGATTGCCACTCGGCCACCAGTTAAGGCGGAAGACTCGGACGATATGGACGATTGGCCGGATCTATGATAGCGCTTGAGAAGCTTAAGCCCCCGAAGTTTGACGCGGCTCCCAGGTTTGAACTACTGGAAATCGTCGAGTCGTCTCTTGCTCCGGGGCTTAGGTTTGCAATCTTTCTAGACCCTGATGACGGTAGGCTTCGAGTAGAGTTTGCCCCAGTTTACTTTGACAATAACGTTAACGCTTACGTTAAAAAGCATTGGTTCTCAGTGCAGCAGCTCATGGTCATGAATCGCATGGTAGACAAGGTGTTAGATGCCCTCGACCGCTGGGAAAGAGATACCCACGTTAGGTCGATTAAGAAGACAGCTAAGAAGAAGAAAAAGAAGAAGCTGGAACTAGAGCGAGGCTACTAATCCAGCGACCAAATATTAGTTCGCATTATCCGAGCGAGTCTAGTAGCTCGCATACCCACCTGCTGCGCCCACTTAGAGTCAAGCATCTCCTCAGATGCCTTCTCAAAGTTCCCCGCCTTCAGAAAGACAAAGAACTTCTTAAAGGTCCTAAGCCCCTGGCCCATATTGAAAGCCATGTCTGCAAGCACTAACTGCCTAGCTTCTGACAGTAACTCATGCCCTGGTAGTATCTCATCCAGCAACTCGATTGCATCTTTAATATCACTGAGTAACAGGAAGGCAATTTCACTTTCAGATAGACCGTTATCAGTTAGATTCCTACCCACCCCAATAGTGGTCTTCCCCACAGTATCCACGTAAGGGTATCGCCTCACTCCTTCGTGAAGCTTTAACTGCTCAATCAGCCGCGTAACATCCATTACCAGTTCCCATTCGCGATAGTGCCATCCTTAATGATTTTTTGATGAGCCTTGAAGCCGTCAACTGCTCCAACCTTCCCGGTTAACACAGACTCCATGAGACGAGTGTCGTAGGCGCCGCGCTCTTCAGGGGAGATTTGGTTGGGCTTTGGCTTAAAGCTCTCCGGGGAAGTCTTCTCCAGCTCATCCAACATCTGCTGAGCTTTCGCTTCCGGTGCATCTAGGTATTCTTGCAGGTAGTCAGTGACAGTGCGCATACCTCCACGGGTGGCGTAGTTCCTCGCATTAGGATTACTTAGTAGCAAATCCGCTACCCCCTCTATGGCCTTGCTAGGCTGAACCCCCTTTTCCACTAAGTATCTCGCCGGGGCCTCAAGCATCTGCTGCACTTGCGGAGTTAACTCTCCAAGCTCTGCTGCTCGTTTGGCTAAAATAAATGGGGCAGATTTTCTGATTTGATTGGCGGCGACCGCCCCCCCCGCTATCTGTCCTAGCACGGGGACACCAGAGACGTATCCTAAAGTTCCCCCTACACCCCACCCTTTAAAGGGAGATAGGTAAGGAAGTAATCCCCCACCAGTAACAACATCCTTCTTAAAGGCAATCGCTTCACCCTTATTAGCAATAGGATCTAATGCCGTGGTGAAGTGAGAAATTTTATTAACCGTCTTAAGCAGGCTCTCCCCCGAACTTTGCGCCACCCTTCTAACAGTCGCCCCAAACTCACTTAATTCTGGACTAAGCTTCATCGCCTTAAGGACGTGAGCATCGTCAATCTTTGCTGCTAAAAGATTAGCGTAAGCCTGGCCTAGTTTTGCGTTAACGGTACTAGCTGCACCTTTTGCCGCCCCTGTTGCTGCGTCACGCTCAACCATATCGTTGATCGCAACCTTATTCCCCCATAATCGCCCTACGCCGATAGCTCCTTCTATTGCTTTTTTGCCACTAAGCGGATCAGCCGGAACACCTGCCTCATCCCACTGTTCTTTCAGATATCCCAATGCGCTTCTAGCCTTAGCCTTAACGAGGTCACTCTCAGTAGGGTTCTCGCCACTAGCTAAATATTCTAATTCTCTGAAATAAGGCTTGGCCTCAGACCATTTAATCCTAGGCGCCAATCCCTTCTTATCTAGATCAAAATAAAGTTGTCCTATCCATTTGCTCGATTTAGCTGCAACGGTTGAAACGTTATCGGATATTTGTGCTGCATCCCAACCAGAAAGAGCTTCAGGGAAATGAGAGTGAAGCCAGCGTACCCCTTCTCTAGCTACAGGTTCCCGTTCCTTAAACCCCTGAATAGCAGACAAGGTTGGATAAAGAATCTTAAATATCTGCTCCGGCTTAAAGGTAGTTGTTGCTTGGAATAACTTCTCTACACCTTTGCCTAGTGTCTTCGCGGTAAAGCTCCCAGCTTTTCCAATACCACGAGTAAGTTCCGGGCCTGCCGCTTTAGCAAACTCCAGTCCCCCCTTAAGCGCCGCATCTGCATACGGTGCTGCCCCTGCTCCTATCGCATTAGCTGCGACCTCCATTCCAATATTCTTATAGTCCTCTACAGTCTGAGGTTCAGGCCCCAATGTCCTGTTTGCTAACGCATTCTCAAGTGCTTGAGTGGCTCCACCGACAGCACCACCTACACCACCCCTAGTGAATATTCCGCCCGGAACCATCTGAGCAGGAACTTGAGTCGCAACGTGTGCTACCGCAGGCAACCAATCTGCTACCTCAGCGATATCCCCCCAGCTATCAGGGTCTACCGCAAAACGCTTGTCTTTAGTTCCATACCATGCCTGGCCGTTCTCGACTCCAGTTTCCAGGTTTGGAGCTATGCGCTTAATGTAATCGGCTACCTCATCAGGGGTATACTTCCTGGCCGCAGTCGCCTGCCTGAATGCCATGGAATCTAGTAAATCCATTCCAGGAGCACGTTCCTGAGCTATCGGACCCAGCATCCCCTCACTCTTAACTGGTCCAGTAGTTTCTCCCGGAATTAGATTATCGACACTAACTGTTTCGCTCGGGGCCTCTTCTACAGGAGGAACAACCTCGGTGGGCATCTGAGCCTCCATTGGAGATGCTTGCTGCTGAGGTAACGCCATGCCTTCGTCTTCCGGTAGCCGTCCCTCTTCTAGCGCCTGATAAAGCTCGTCTATTGTCGGCATTACTGTATCCTCTTTAGAGCACCGTCTGGTCCCTCTTCTATCTTGCGGTAAAGTGCAGGGATTCCTGTCTTAGGATCTGTTATAGTAATTACTGTGTTCACTGGAGCAGCCTTGATAACCACCTTGTCTGCACGAGCTTGATACTTAGCAGAGATATCGGGAGGAAGTATTCTTAACGTAGGACTTCCCAATGTTTGAATATAGTTCCAGGCAGCAGCTCCGTCCCTGAACGTAGTTTCCATAACGTTAGGCGCATCTTTCATCACGGCAGCACGAGCCAGCCCTACTCTGTCAGCAAGAATGCCGGAGGCCACATCAGCATACTCCTTGATAGCACCCCACTGTTTAGGGGTGAGTGCCGACTTAACATCTCCGCCTATCCAGTTCCAGGCATCCGTTACTTGACCAAAGGCTGTTTCACCGAACACTCTTTTAACGTCTAAGTCTGAAAACCGGGAGTCTCCTAATGCTCTTAAGATTTCTCGTTTAACCGCAGAGTCGTAAACCCTGTTAGGATCGGATATGTAATTATAGATTCCAGCCAAGGCTCCGGCTACTTTATCAACATCTGGGGTGTACTGCTTATACATAGTCGTAGCTGCTGCTCTTTCACGGGCAGCCTGCTGCAATCGCGCCATATAGTCTACGGTCTGGCCACCAACGATATTACTCAAGGGCCGCAAAACGCTTATCATTTTCGCTAGTTCCTTGCCGCTCGTCCCAGGTGGAGCTAAAGGTAGTTTTGTGGCTTTTTTCTCAGAAGGATCAATTAAGGCTCCATCGATACGATTATTCACTTGTTCAACCGAAGCATTATAGATCTCCCTTAATTGATTTGACTCTGTTCCTCCCCCATTCTCAGCTAGCCGCTCTTTTTGCTCATACGACTTATTGAATTGCGCCGACCTCACCGCAAGGTTCTTATCCGTTCTCTCCCCCATAGCCTCTCTATTGAGACCAGCTACTCGCTCCCTCGATTCGATTCCTTGGGTATTCAAATCCCTCCGAAGCTGCTGCCCCTGCATCGCGGTCATTGCGCTAAGTATCGCTTTTTGCTCAGCCTGTTGCTGCTGCATCCTGAGTTTGCGATTTTCATCCTGGCGCCTTAGTTCTTCTGAATAACTCTTACCACCAGCTCCCGCAGAACGTGCACCAAACATCAACCCAGGTGCAGCCGCCGCTAATGCCATTGCTAGATTCTGAAGCAGTCCACCACTCTGAAAGCCCTGCGACTCCGGCTGCTCTAGAGACGGTTCAGTCATTCCTTGCCCAGTGCCCTCCGGTGATATAGAGGCTGCAAGAAGCTCCGGCGTCATAGGTGGCTCACCCGTAGGACCACTATTCTGAGCAGCAAGTGCTGCTTCCATGGACGGATAACCCTTCTGGTCAATAGGCTCTTGCGGAATTGCGTCTCCATTAAATGTCTGCCCTGGGTTAGGTAAGTCAGCATTCACCGCTTGAGCAAGCTGTGCATATTGAGCACTGTCCATCGGAGTAGATGGCTCTGTTCCAGGAGGTTGAAGCACCGTAGTCTCCGGCACCATGTTCGGGTCAGTGATACCCAAAAGAGCATTCCAAAGCTGCAATGCGTTTGTGTCCATCGGGTTAATTGGCATGATTGGTGGCATAACTAACCCCTTATCTTGTTTAGAAAGTTGGACATAAACGTGGGAGTAGAGGCACGAGATTGGAGGTTCTGCTGAATCCGCTGTGCGGGACTCGTCATCGCAGAAAGAGTGTTAACCACTCCGTTAACCGCATCGGCCTTACTGGGAGTAGTCTCAGTCCTAGGGACTTGCGCTGCTGCTTGCGTTGTTGCAGGCGCTGGAGTGCTTGTTGCAACGCTTCCCGGAAAAGCTGCTGCCCCCGTTTGCGGCGTGCCCGTTGCTGCTGGAGTCTCAAGTGGCGCAAATGCTTGTTCATTCGTATACAAAGGCTTGCCGGTTGAAAGCAAGCTTGCATTATGTAAATTATAAGTATCAAACTCCTGCTGGTTTATAACTCCTTTATCCAGCATCTGCTTTAGGCTAGCTGCCGTGGACTCTGGAGTAGCCCCCATCTGTCGGAGAAACGCCTTGATGTTTTCCCGAACCTGATCATAACTCGTAACTCCACTTGTTGCCATGTTCGTGATCATACTGTTCCAATTTTCGAACTGCCCCCGGTCCCCAGGAGCTAAATTAGCCGCCACTATCGCAGCAGCCGGAATAGTTCTAGCCGTCATCGGGTCATCTGGTGCCCAAACATTATAAGTATATTGGTCCTGATTCGGCCCCATCTGCTTCTCTTTACCTAAATCAAAGAATCCACCATTAGGCCGATTAAATTGCCAGCTTTCGTCAAGAACGCCTTTCTTCTTAAGGGCATCACGGACTACGTCACGCTGACGCTGTGGCATCCCTTTGCCAGTTTTCCCTGTTAGCCCCGTAAGGGCACCTAGTACCGTTCCAATAGCAGCACCCACTGGTCCACCTACCGTCATGCCCATTGTGCCGCCCGCAACAGCTCCCGACATTGCAGTCTGTTTTCTATCCCCTTTATTGTAAGCGTTTAGTCCCTGATTTGCGGCAAGAAGAGAGATAATCGGGAGAACGTAACTAGAGGTAGCAGCTCCACCGCTAAGCCAGTTTCCAAGCCCGGCAGCACTCTGCTCCCCCATACCTGCACCCATCAAACCCTCTGCGGTGGCCGCACCCGGAACCCCTGCTGCTGCATTGTAAGCTGCATTAGCTGCTGCTGTTTGGGGAAGCCCCGAAGATGCCGCCGCCGTCCCTCCTCCCGAACTAAAAGCGCCCCAGAAACTCGGTGCCGCAGGTGCCCCAGACCCTCCACCCAAAGCAGAAGCTATCCCTTGACGAACCGCTTCCTGAGCAGCTATTTGAGCAGCCACTGCCGCCGGATTAGCCGCCTGAGTAGGTTGTGCTTGCGCACCCTGCTGCTGCTCCTGCGCCTGCTTGTAGGTTTGATAATTGGTGTTAGCCATATTAGTAACTCGCTGCTGTACCGGTGTTTGCGGAGGTTGACGGCTGAGTGGTTCTCTTTTGACCCGAACTACTGCTACCACTCCTTCCCGCTAACTGTTTCTGTATTGCAAGTGCCGCATCGGTTTGCTTGTTCCCGGTCTTATAGCCGATACCCGCAAAGCCACCTCCTAGAATATCCCCTGCACGCTTATAAGCCTGCTCTGCGTTCCACTGTGCCCACTTCATAATATCCTGATCGGCAGAACCTGAGAGACTCCCAAAGGAATTATTAGCCGCGTTCTGTGCTCCCCAGTAAGTCTCAAAGTTCTGATTCGTAATAGCGTTTAGATTATTCACCGCTCCGGTCTGTCTGTTCCAAAGGTCTTGAGAATTAGCTACTTCCCCTGAGCCCCACTTGTCCTGCTGTGCGGTTTTAAAGCCCATGTTTTGTAGCAAAATATCACGCTCCAAATCTCTCTGAGACTGAAGTGCCTGATTCGTTAGATTGTAGCCAGCAGGAGAAATACCTGCGCCAGAAACACCCCGACCAGCCTGCCCAATGCGAAGCTCCCGAAGACCAGAACTAAGCGCATCCTGAATACCAGTCTGCCCCTGCTCCCTGAGTGCCGTTAACTCAGGTGCCATTAAGCCCTGCTCAGACTGTAGCTTAAGACGATTGAGGTATTCCCTAACAGCAGCACTTTCAGTCCCAGCGGTATCCGCTAACCCTTTAGCCCGAGCTTCAGCATCAATCATCTCCTGCGGTCGATTCCGTAAATTCCTCGCCGCCTGTTCCGCTAGGTCGATGCTCCTCTGTCGCTGTGGGTCGATAGTCTCCCTAAGATGCAGTTCGGGAAGCATACGGTCAAAAATGTCAAGGAAGTTCTGAAAGTCCTTCCCTTCACTTTTACCAAGTGCGTCCCGAATAGCCTTCTTAAGAGCCGCATCGTTCTTAACGCGATTTCCCGAACTGTCGGTTTCAGTAAGATTCGTCCCGCTCCCCATCGGAGTCGCTTCGGGATTAGCCTCGTTAACACCAGCTCCAGCGCTCTTAACAACCGGATCGCCTACTGGCCCCCCGGTAAGATTTCCTGGAGGAGTTCCCGGAGCAGCCTTATCTGGCACCTGGGTCTTCTTAGCCGCCTTCTCCGCAGCAAGAGCCTTCTCGTAAGCCTTCTTGTACTTAACTCGGTCCTCTGGTTTCCCCTTTGCTGCTCGATACTTCTTTAGTAATTCTGCTGCTGTAGCCATCGTGTTCCTTAATATGTAGCGAATTGAGTTTATAGCTCAGGTAGGTGCCTAATACCTACCAAGAAAAGAGACTTCTGTTAAGCCCTCTAAATAGAGGCAAAACGCAGTGGTAATTCCGACACGACTACTTCATCGTAGACATTCTCATACCCGGCCCCCACAACATAACTTCCGAAAATCCTACAATAATACTGTTCGCTATTTGTGAACAAAGCTATCGTCATGGTTGCGTCTCGTAAATAAATAGCTACAAAGTTGCTCACTCCGGTAGAGTAGGCTGGTATAGCAGGTATCCAGTGTGTTCCAGAGATAGCGGGAACTTTAATCTCACAGCGTATGCCAATAAGCGGATCCTGCTCCGCATCTAGATTAATCAGCCCTGCTGGGATGGGGAGTGAGCATACGAAGTTATTAAAGGGAGAACCGGCGGAAGGAGTCTTAAAATCTACAATCACCTCAATGGTAACAATAGGCCCTATCTTCCACCATCGCGCTGAGGTCACGTTAATTGCATAAATCTGCCAAGATGCCGGAGAGCCCACCGTTGGAAGATAATCCTTCACCTGCGGCTGCCCCGGCATGTTATCACGAAAAGTTAGGTTGTAGAGCCCCCGCATCAAATCGGAGGACATCCCCTGCCAACTTCTCCAACGGTTAAACAGTGCCATTACTTTTTAATCTTCTTATCGTACGGCTCTTCGTACTCGATATCCACAAAGTTTATCACCGGCTCGGTGTTCTCAGTATAGTTCGTATTCAGTCCATCAAGCCTGAAAGATAGGTCTTTGAACTTACCCTCAGCTATCTTATGAAACGACGGGACACTGCCTGCTGCGGTGGCGTAACCGGTTGCAGTAAGAACAACACCTTCCATTGTGGCGGTGTAGGAGAAGGGGGAGATATCCTCATAGGCTCCGACGGGGTAATCTTTTCCGTAAAAAGGATCACCATCCAAGTCTTTCGTTATAGGAACAAGTCGAAGAGCTTTCTTATAAACCGACCAGTCCTCCATCGTTTCTTTATTGCTCTCATAGGCCCAGGGGATAGGAGTAGCATCGTCAAAGCCATTCTTAGTAATACGATATAAAACAGAAACCTCCTCCTCGGTAGCTCTATAATCCGCAAGATAATTCTCTCCCTTATATTTTGTCCCGCCCCGACTAAAAGGAAGATTTCGATAAGAACTTGTGGAGCCGCCATTTAACCAGTTCCTTCTGGTGGCCGTTTCCGGTAAGTAATAATCATACCGATACCATTCTTTTCTCGCATAACTATAGGCAAACGTTCGGCCCCTTCCAAACTGATCTAAGTCAAAATCTAGAAAGACAACATAAAGCTGGTTTTCTTTATCGTGATGCGCAACAAAATTAATTGGATAATCTGGACTGTCAGCGGATATCTTCTTCCAGATGAAATCGATAGGCTCACTAAGTAGTTGTGGATAACCACCTTCCTCTAGGATAAACGCCCCTCGACTGTTAGCAAAATAGCACTTTCTATCTATCTCAACTATAGACAGAGCACTAGGTGTACCGATAGACTCAGATATTTTATCCACGTTATACTGAGCGCTTGAAAGATCCCCGGTCACGACATAAATGCTTTCGTCTAGGAAAACATAAAAGAAGTTCTCTTGGACAAAGAACCCCCGAATACGTTCCCCACCTTGAGCGTTAATAGTAAAATAATTGTCGGGAGGAAAATACTCCGGGTCATCAATATCTGAATAATAAACCTTCTTCCCGTCTCCAACTATCAGTAACCCTCGATAGCTTCCAAGTGCTGTAATTCGAGGATAGCTGTCATCTCTATGCGGAAAGGCCGAATGTGACACGGCTGGAGGATAATATGGAATGCCTAAGGAAGCATCCGCCGCTGAATCCCTGTAAATCGTCGTTCCCATGGAGTAGGGAATTTTGTTAACAAAATAATTCAACGAACTTGGTCCAACCTTAGAACGGTAAAGGTTCACATGAACATTAGGAGAGATATCTTCATTGTCAGAAACGGTGACTTCGTTCTCCGAAGAGTTAAGAAACTCGATATAACTATTAGTCCTCACATGAACATATCTTTCAACGTAACTAGATGTAGCATGATCATATAGGTAAACAGTATCCCCGGCATCTAGGTTATTCATCGTAGATCCGCCGATGGCATATCCCCCGTCACAATACACCCGAGTTGTTGCACTCTGAGTCCCGTTAACAGTAGCTCCCCACTTACTATCCGCCGGAACCAAGGTACCCTTAGACCCTTCGATATAAGGAGCAGAGGTGGGGATTCTTGGAGGTATCCAGGAGGTAGCAAGGCCGGTCATGCTTAAAACTATTTTTTCTCCAGCTCCAACAGTTAAAGATGCGCTATAATAAGGATCACTTTCAATCGTATAGCCCTGATGGTCCTTCCTGGAAAACGTCATGGTATAGTTGTATGCCCCAGCAGAAAGGGAGCCTACAGACTCCTTTGTCAGGGACACACTCGTATCTACTATCTGATTCCCTATTCCCGCATAGGTAACGTTTGCGCCGTCGTACTTCATGAGGCGGCCAGAATCTACGAAATAGAGAATGTCCCTAAAGAGGATATGCGGAGTTGCATAAGCAACGTTCAATCCTCTCCCGTCACGACGATCCCATCTTGCTGAATAATAGTTAGACTCACACCAATCCTTAAGCGAATACCCGTTAGCCGTCTCAAAGTCTGGATTCTCCTCAGCGCCTACAAAATAATAAGAAGCTCGTGCCGGAATAAACATAGGGGTATCCCTATCACTAGTGCTCCATGCACAGGCCGCCGGAAGAAGAGAGTGTGCCGCCGCATAAACAAGTGTATTCTCGGGGTTCTCCGCCGCTATCATCGCCCCTAACGATAATAAGGATGTCCCCGCAGTCGGAGTATAGTCTATCCCATCTCTCATCAAAGCTGGTTGTATCGAATAAACCTCAGACGGATACCCACCGGTAAGAGCCCAGCCTTGATCTTCTCCGATTAGCCCAGCCCGTGTTTTAGTTAACGAAAATGAGATGTTATAATAAGAATTAGAAATAACGGGAAGAGTAGTCTCTTCTACTATTTCTAAGTTTTCATTAAATAAACAAAGACTCTCTAGATAAGAGTTTGTATGAAGATCGTCCCTAGTATACGTAGCCACTCCGCACATCGGTCCCTGCCCAGTAGGAGGACAGAGATCAAACACGGGGATTGTGCTTCTGGCTCCACTTCCAATTAAGCGAATTTCACAGCCAGGACGAAGAACGTTCCTGCCAGAAGAGTTTTTTATAAGATTACATCTGACCTTGGCGGTTTGAGGATCGGTTAGTCGTGCTTCTGGCCGTAAATCAATGCCACCTAGCTGATATCTTTTGGTATAAGTCACTCAAGCCAAGCCTCCAACTCGGGAACTGCCTCCCAGTCTCTATTCACCGCAACCGCTGTTCCAGTGATATCCGCCTCAATCGCACTTAGCTCTTTTGCCGCCTTGTCCTCATCTGAAGAGGAATCTATCTTGAATGTCCTGTATTCAGCATACTTGAGCAGATATCGCTCACACTCTTCAGGTAACCTTTCATCTGGGTACTGAGTCGTCCAAGCACCAAAGGTTAAGGTTGCATCAATGTCATCCCCAGAAGAGATAGTCCCCTCACCGGCTGCCACAGCACTTAAGCCAGAGCGCAAATAAGCCACATGAGTAGCGGAGACATAGCTTTGTAACTGGAGTTTTCCATGAAGTAAGTGCCCGTAACGGTCTGATACCGATGCGGTTAGAACTCCTCGGGCTTCAAGTGTTGCCTCATCTGCTGCTGTAGCAGAAGCTACCGTGAGAGTTTCGTAAGATACCGTATCGTTAGTTTGCGCCGATACCTCGCCCCGCTTAAGATCAATTCGCGTTAGCCTTGAAGGATAAGTTACCCTGATAGCTTTTCCTGAAACCGACGGTGTTGGAGATAGGAGCAAACTTGCTCCCTGGACACAGTAACTATAGGGAAGGCTAGCAGTTGCCGAACTTGATGCGTGTAAGTTCTCTCTCTTAAGAGATAAATAATCCTCACTTCTTCCGGTATCTGTAATCTCGACTTTTCTAACTGAGTTCTTAAATACTGGAGGAAGTGCTAAAGCGGGAGTTCCCGTATAGTTTCGCCCTCCTGGGAGATCGTAAGAACCTTGATTCGCAACGGTGCTAAAGACCACAGTGGTATCGAATAAATCTAAGTTAGGATTCGCGCGAAAGAACGCTCCTTGAAGCATATCTTGTGCTTCATTTAGCTGGCTCAGAATCTCCTCGTCGCTAATTCCTTCGTTATCCCCATGACGAGTGTTCTGTGTGCGCCTTCTAACGATGTCCACTAACTCAGCGGCAGTTCTCATCTCTTCTTTCCAATAAAAGCTAACATCATATGCACTTTCTTCTTGCCCTTAGAATCCTTGACGTTCTTCTTTAGTGGCTTCTCCTCCGACTCATCCTCTTCGGAGCCCTCGTCACCCACCAGTTCCTCAAGCTCGTCTAGAGCTTCTCTAATCGAGGCAATCTTTTCGCTAATCCCTTGCACGTCTTTCATAGCTAAGTCCTTGTTACCGGGGTTCTTCCGGTTACCGGTGTTCTACCGGTCACAGCCGTTCTTTTAAAATGTACCCCTGGAAGCTTCCCGTAGATACCGCCCAAAAAAGCATTGTAGTTAATATTATTAAGAAGTAAGGCTAGCTCCCTGTGGCCCAGGTCTGTAGGATGATAGTTAAATACCGCTCCAAAACTAGTCGTTCCCCAGGAAGGATATCTCTCCCAAAACGGATTAACTAACATCGGGTTAGTCCAGGCCCCGTTATGATTCGTCTCAGTGGTTATCTCGTTAGTCCCATCATCATATGCTGCTATCTTATAGCCAACCCCACCGCCTTCGATACAGTCTAGAATAAAGAGAGAACCTATCGCTTTCCCTACCTCATTAACTCCAGCAGTTCGCATTGGGTCGAAGGTTATCGTCTCATTGGGAGTAAACGTGTTAGTGTTACCGGTACTTAGTCCAGTCAAATATACCCCTACACTCTCCTGAACGGTTGTTTTAATATAGCGCATGTTAAGGAACCTAACCCAAGGCTCATACTCGGGAAGCGCACATAAAGCTGTGGTTAGAGTAACCCAGTTCTTAACAATACCGGTGCCCGGCTCGGTCATTGCGGTTACATCATCCCAATACAGCAAAGGAACTAAGAGAGTCCTGCCTGCACCACTATCCCGGACATGCTCGATAGCATCAGTCAAAAACCTGCCATAATCATTCCAGTAAAGCTCAACCGTTTCTCCGTCGACGTAACCAGAACTTCCGTCCCCAGCATAGTCCACGTTGATTCCCGTGATGCCACCGCTTGCATTAATAGAAGTTATTACCCCAACAGCACCCCAACCACCCGTCTTTCGGCAATAGACATACTCGCCGACTAGATAGCCAGCTCCGGGGAGAACAGGAGTAATCGCCGTGACAGCATTCGCTACCACAGTGATAGTTGCCGTAGCACCACCAGTAGCAGTATCATGTATCCACTGATAATGGCTTATCGCAGCGTCTTGGAGAATTACCATGTCGTAATTCCCAACTTCTGCGCTAACTAAAGCCTCGACTAAGGTTCTAAAGGGAGAGCCGTCTCCACCATAGATGCGGTCATTATTGCAAGCATTCGGCCACAGATGTCCAGTTATGCGACAATAAATATCTTGATATCTAAACATTGGGTGAGAGATAGAGAGCCCCTGAGTAAAGGAGTCGCCGTAAACCTTCACCTTCCATGGATACCACTTGTAGCGCATTAGAATACAGGCCCTCTACAAAACATGGCATATGGACCGTTAGAGACGGATTTTGCCATATACGTAATGATTGGACACCCCGTATGCGCAACTGTCCCCGCTGAGTTTACGGCTCGAAATACAGCAGCAACCGCAGCATCTGCTGGGTGAGTATTATTCGCCCAAAGTCCGTTCTGCGCGTTAAAGTCCGTAAATCCTGGGCCACCGTCTCCATGAGTAGAGTTTGCGTCCTTCCATATCCCCCCGATATCAGAGTTCGAATACACGCCAATCTGAAGAAGTTCGTTAATACTAGGCATTCTCCAGTCCGTGTAGCCACCGAAAGTTAGTCCTTCAATCAAAGGGATGGCAGCAGTCCAGGAACTAGTTCTCATAAATAGATGCCAGTAACTTAAAGTTACTTTATCAGCAGTAGTATTAGTGAAATACATCTCTGTCCAATAATTAGGATTGGCTCCACCGTTAGGGTCTTTTACCGCAGTCCCTGGCCCGTTTGCTGCTTCACATACGTAGTTTTTAGAGTCTGCTGCACACCAGATTAGATTTCCACGAACATAATTGACCGAATCAGCCCATGAGCCTGTGCCTGAGCTATCGGGAACTGCTGCTGTTGGGTTTAAGGCAGATGCCCAAACTTTGCCAAGGTTCTTAGGCCACATTAGGCCCGTTGCATTATCCAGGATAATATTCTCCGCCATGAGCGCAAACCTGGGGTTTGGCCCAGTTATCCCTGTAAGGTAGGTGCCATCATCTCCGGCTGTGTAAACGGTTGTTTGTTTGGTTTTAAGCGGCCTTGCAAATAAGCCACCCGATGATTTATACCCCATAGTCGCACCATCACCTATGAATTACCCATCGCCAAGACATAAACATCTCCGGTTGCAGCAGACACGTTCTCAATCCTTATCTGGTTAGCGGCAGATGCTGCGTAAAATGTGATATCTGCGGAGGTCATCGCATCAATCGGAAAGAGGTCTGAAGTGGACGCTGCATCGTTAGCAGGAACCGTAATACTCGCGGCTGCAAACGCTACCCAGATAACTGAAGCGGTATTATTCTTAATACTCCAAGACTGAGCGTTAACACCCATATCTACCGCCTTCTCTGTAGCTCCAGCGGTGGCAGCATAGTTAAACCTCACCCCCCTAATTTTCAGGTATCCCCGATTATTTGTGGATATCCAATTATTAGTCAGGTCTTCCCCAGCAAGAGCTTCCCCTAGCGTAACGATGCTACTACCCGATGATATTGAACTCATAATAGTGCTCCTCTATCTTGCCCTGATAATGCCTACGCTAAGAATCCCGCTCGTGGGTAAGGTGCTCTCCGCTGCTGCCGCTAAAGTTCCTGACCATTCAAGGCCATTAGCTCCAAGGTCAATAGATAAGCTAGCTCCCGCAGGCAAATGGATATAAGTAGTCGTTCCCCCATCAAAGGACAGCTTAATCTCTGCGTTAAGAGAATTAGCTACAGCGATATTGACCACTCGACCCTCGACTATAGAAGAAAACAAGTTAACGTAATCGGTAGTAATATCTGTATATCCCACCTTCCCACCAACACCACTTAGCATTCTTACTCGTGCCATAGCTATTTCCCCAATGCTCTTAAGAATCCACCAATCGAGTTTTGCTTTAACTGTGCTGCCTGTAGCGCCCCATCAAGGGCAGCCTTTAAACGCTGAATACGCAGATACTCAGGGTCCATCTTGTTGCTCTGCCCAGCTTGAGCGGATTGTGCGGCAAGAGACGCCATTAATCTGTCCATTGCGGCCTTCTGCTCTAATGCGTTCTGCGAGGCCTGAAACTGTCTTTGTAATTCATTCTCCTTCGCCGTGGCTTCATTCGTTCCCGACTGTGACCACCCCTGAAGAATACCAGGGATAGCAACGTTAAACATGGAACTTAGCCAGCCACCACCACCATTATTATTGTTATTATTGTTACCCCCCCCACCAGTAAGTGCGTTTGACAGGAAGTTCCCAGCACCGCTTAATATATCCTCCCAGCCCATGCTTCCCTCCTACGTCTCACATGCAGTTTGGTAGCCTAAGAACAGAGCGCTACTACTCATTGCAGTAGCGTTTAAGTCTGAGTTTCTAGTTTCAATCACCGCCTGCGTCTCAGTTAAAGTAGAAAGTACCGCAGAAGAGAAGTTATTAAACCCCGGACTAGCCACTCCGACCAGATTCCTCTTTGAGGGGAGCGGCCCCATCGCATCCGTTGCCACATCCATTGTGTACACACCCGTTCCACCCGTGGTGTAATCGAACTGATCGCCACCTACAACAAAGGCAGCACTCTGCATATTAAGCATTCCGAAGAACGCCCCAATTTGAGTTGAATATACCGGTCGGTTAACTCCCCGCATTGCAGCAGAAGGAGAATCATTCATAAAAACCATCAGGGTGAAAGGTGCATCGTTAACTGCGCCAGTGCCATCTTTACAATGAATCGTGCAACCCGAGATACTACTTGCAGTAATATGAGGAGTAACGTGTCCCGCCTCACAAGCAGTGGCTACCGGGATAGCTTCGAGCTTAGCCGGACGCTTATAAGTAACCGTATAGATTCCAGTGCTCACCGTAGTAAAGGTGAAATCGGTATTTCCGGGGCTCACCGTATCCGCTGTCGGATCGTAGTATGCAGCAATGAGTCTCGACTTAGTGACAGGAGCCACCAAGTTAGAAGACGGTCGCTTGATGCCCGTAGGAATAGCCCTGGAGCCAGCGATAAAAATATACATTCCAGATTCAGCTCTAGTAGCTGCGCCCGAATAGTTATTCACTGTTACTGTGCTTGCGGAATTAGCCGTCCACACCACCCGATGAGCAGTGGTCTTAGAACTTGCAGCACAGCAAATCTCACCCTTACCAAAAGGCTCTTTTAAGGTTATGACGTAAAGTCCAGCAGAAGTTCTGGAAACGGTGGCGATACTAGAATCGACGTTAAGGGTGGGCGTTGTTCCCGTTAGTGTCAGATTCAACGCATACAGCTTGGGCATCCAGTGTGTTGATCGGATTGGTCGTAACATTTTCTTTCTCCCCGGTTAGCTCGCAGGATTTTCTACGAATAGCATTAGAGTTAACTAACGCTTCAATATTAGTGGTTAGTGCGCAAGAGTCACTAAGTAAATTCTTCTCCTTAGTTAGGTTGCGCTGTAAAAACTCTAGTTCCTTGAACGTACTATTAGCTTCAACTGTATAGCGCTCAACTAGAATCCTTCTTCGCTTAATCTCGGTTGCGGTAAGTAGCCCCCAGCGTGAGATATTCTCACAGAGCTTTGCACTTCCTTCCTCGACCGGCTTAACGGTCATATCAGCGATAATATTAAGGCCAAACTCAAGAGAGAGGATTTCGTTCTGAATACCTGTGATCAGAGCGTGAAGCTGCTCCACACGGGAAGACTTAATAGAAACATCTCTCTCAAGAGCGTGGGTTATATGAGTCATCTCATTTATTTTGTAAAACGAGTAGGAACAATAACACCTTCCCCTACTCCGTAAAACGTGGCACCAACTCCGCTAGCAATCAAGAATGCTGCGTTTGCAGCACTCCCAACAAAGCGCTGTGATAGTGCCGGATAAACCGACAAAATCGCAGTTCCCTGATGAGCAACGGTCTGAACATACCCGTCAGCCACCCTGGAGCACAACACCACAGCATCCGCCGTTCCCGCCGTCGAAGTCTCAACCATGTTGAACTGCTCCGTAAGCTGGGTGCCGGTACTCTGAGTGTGTCCTGCTGCTGCAATTGCTCGCTTTGCAGAAATAAGGATTCCTTTACCTGAGCCACGACTTACGAGGATATCTCCCCGAGACTCAAGCGGATCGCTGTTACCACTTCCTAGTAAAATGTCCTGAAGTACTCTTGTCATATTCTTAACTCCTCTTATGTGGTTGACAGCGTGTGAGCATACCCTTGGAACGTGGGGATGATCATGATGTCTGCATATCCTGCGATATAGGCTTCATAACCATCGTTAGCGTTTCTCAGGAATGTGGTTCCATCATCATCCGCCCAACCCTGGTTCGAGTGTGCGATTTCAATCTGGTCGGTATTCTCAGCCCACACCATTGTGTCGGGGATGAATCTGTCAACCATGACCGGAATTGCGCCAGCTGGACCCATAAACTCAATCCCCGAAAAGGAGATTTTGCCTACCAGGTTCTTCGCTCGTGGCTCAAGGCTAGTCGGCTGCAATGAATACCGTTTCTGATCCTCAACTGAGCTAAGCAGCCGAACAAGATTGAAGGTGCTCATCCAGATAGAATCCGGGGAGACGCCAGTCTGTTCAGTTGTATAAAATATTAGTTGAGTCAGCAGGTCTGGACTAATCGGAGCAGAAGCAGCATTTAGCTGATAAGCCTGAAACCGCTCCTGAACCGTTGCCCCGTACAGGGTGCCCGTTGTGGCGCTCAATACCTGGCGAAGTCCATACATCGCATTTCCACGGCCATTGTTGATGTAGCAAACATCCCCTGCCAGTGGAACTGTTCCGCCCGACACTCGGGAAACAGTGATTGTCCTAGTTGAGCTAACGATTTTGGTTATCTCGAACTGGTCAGTAGTGTTTCCAAAGTTAACGTATTCGGATAGTTCCCAACAGGCTTTAATCCAAGTAGCCGCAGTAATAACAACAGCATACTCCCCACCACCGTTATCAGTCACAGTGCTTACTGTTCCCAGCGCACCATCGCCATTTCCAGTCAGCTGAAACTGCATCAGCCAGTTGAACTTCTCCGAGCATTTGCGCATTACTTCTTTTTGCGCATCAACCCAGGCACCATCATCCTTGAACTGGTATTTTGTGCGTCTATCGATTTCCACGGTCACATACGCTGACTTAGTAGTCATTGTAAGTGTTCCGACGGAAGCTCTATTTGCAGGCCCCTTCACTCCAAGAGAAGCGCCACCAATCATTCCGAAAGGTGCCGGACGCTCAATTTGAAGTCCTAAGTTTCCATATGTCTTTTTAACTCGGCCAAGATGGGGTACTTTGCCGTTGTAACAGTTTTCAATAATCGGTCCATACTTGCGTTTCGCAAGCGCCTGGACGTTCGTATCAGCTAGGTTAAATCCTTGCGCCATAGTAACTCCTGTTGAAAAGAAAAAAACTAAAAGAAGAGATCCTTAGAATCTCCTACTCCTTTTTTCTTTCCGCCAGTCTGTGAGGGATTTGCTTTGAAGGACAATTTTTTTGTCCCCTTTGGCGCCTCGACCGGTTTAGACTCGGTAGCGGAATACTGCTTCAGAACCTCAGTGAGCTGCTCCTTTGTAGGACTATACTCAATAACGGTTCTTACTATTCGGTTCATCAAATCAGCATCTTTCAGCAGTTGAGGTGCCACTTCCCGCGTAACCTCTTCGACCAGTTGTCCGGCTTTATAACCGATATGATACTGGCCGATAACGTCTGCATTGATGCTTGGTAGTGAAACTTGTCCACTCTTTTGAAGTGTCTCAAGCTCTGCGGCATATCGCTTATAAGCTCCCTTATCGGGGATGTTGTACTTCTTGATAGCTTCGGCGATAGCCTTTTCCTCGTTATCCTTTAAGATACGTTTTTCGTCAAGTTCCTTTTTTCTTCCCTCCCTATACTTAAGGTAACTAAGCTCTTGCATCATGTCATAAGCTTGCCAGGCGGGTTCCCCCGCATCAGCTAAGCCTTTGGCTTCTTCTAAAATACGTCTGCGAAACGCAGTAATAACAGGATAAGCGTCAATACCAAGTGCTTCGAGTAGGTCTGCAACCGCCAGAACTCCGCCATTTTGCGGGTCAGACTTAACCTTGTCAGCGATTTCCTGCACCGACTGCTTAAACTCCAAAGCCTGCTCAGTGATTTTTTCAACAGCCTCTTTTGCGGTTTCTTCGATTTCCCTCTTGGTAGCCTGAATCTCTTCCCAATTCTTCTTAGTAGAAGCGTGACTGGCGTATCCCCGGCGCCACTCATCGATGGAGACTTCAACGTCCTGGCCATCCACTCGAAGCTTAACCTTCGCGTCCGCATTTAGGCGTATCTCATCTCCCCGCTTAGTCTTAACAACAACGGGTTTGGCGCGCTTAACGGGCTCTTCCTTAACCTCTTCAGGCTTTTCCTCTTCAGGGGTAACCTCCTCCTCGTCGGTTACATCATCTTCAGAATCCTGAGCCTCCGGCTCCGGGGTAACCTCCTCCTCGTCGGTTACATCATCTTCAGAATCCTGAGCCTCCGGCTCCGGGGTAACCTCCTCCTCGTCGGTTACATCGTCGGCTGCACCATGTGTCTCCTCCGTATCGAGTTCAAATGCATCTTTGCTAGCCATACCGATAGCTCCGATCATCTCTGTGGTAATTGTTGGTTTAGCTGCCATATGCTCCTAATCTATTGTGTAGGCCCTTGTCCGGTAGGTTGTCCGACGGCACCTGCCTGGGGGCGACCTTGCTCCTGGCTCATACTACTAGCCATTTGTTGTATAGCTTCTTGACTTAATTCCATTCCTCCTCCCGGTGGAGGCCCAGCCTCTGCGGGTGGCCCGGCCACTGCGGGTAGTCCTTCTGGTCCCGGTGGCATTCCCGGAGGCATCCCCCCTGGGCCCTCAGCTCCTGGCGGTAATCCCATAGGAACCGGGGTGGGAGGAGGTAGACTAGCAAACAACGGAAACTGTGGGAGCTGCATCAGAGCTTGTTTATAGACCGGGTTTTGCGTGCCGATAGCCAGCATCATAAACTCATGTCCACCAATGTGCTCTTCTGCCCAGGTCTGAACTTCTTTTGGCTGGTTCTTAAAGTTCGGGTCTTGTGCAATCTTATTGTGCTCCTTCCAGTGAGTTAGATGATTCTCATAAACCATCGGCTCCTTGGCTTCTTCCCGCTCATCAAGAGTTCATTCTCAGACTGCGCTGTAAGAGAGGCTTGCCGAGCATAGTCAATCAGAGCTTCCTGTTGACCAAACTCAAGGATTTCAAAGAACATCTCTTGCGTAATCATGTTAGGAGCTTGTGCGTAGATATCAAGAAACGCCTGAATTCTTGCAAACTTCGAGTCTGGAAGATTAGAAGCACTTCTAATTCTCACCGTCTGTCTCTCGCCAAGTGCCGAGATATCCAAACTTTCAGCAAGCCAGGTCTTATTCTTCCCAAGAGTGTAAACCAGTCTCTTATCGCTCTTCTTATAATTCTGGCTCATCAGGCACAGTTTCAGTGTTTCAATATCCACGGTGAAGTCTTCAAACTTTCTGCGAAACACCGCGTTAGCTGTTTGTTCCTGCTCATCGTAGAAGTACAACTGCGCTGCTGCTCTAGTCCCTGGAGGAGGGGCTCCACGAGAGACGGAAGAAATACGCATGACCTTTTCCATATTATCCATAATCATTGGACCGAACGCCATGAGGTCTTGCGTTAATGCCTGATAGGCGAGGAGTACGGGTGGTTGTCCACCACTATATGGAAGCATTAGAGCAGCGTTTGCTAGTCTTGACTCATCAACACTCCCTCTCTGATATGCCCACTTAGGGTGACAGAAGAGAAAGATGTTCCGATGACAGAGCGTTATCCATTTATCATAGATATGCTGAAGAGGGGTAATCCAAGAAAACGACGGGAAACCGTTAAGCTCCCCGTCTATATCAATATCTGTGAACCTTGCGAAGGGAATATTCCCCATTGGACGCATATCGAAGAGTTCATTAGGAACGGGGTTATCCTGTGGCTCATCTAATACTTGTCCGTCGCAAACCTTAAAGTACAATCCCTTGTCAAGCACATGGTTGGATCTGAAATAGTATTCTCTAACGTAAACGTGGTCCCTTAAAATCTGGTCCCTTAGTTCCGAGTAGCTAAACCCGTAAGCATCCGTTGAACGGCTAATCTCTCCGATATCCGGGTATAGTGAATACAGTTCTGCAATATGCATCGGGTATTCGCGCATCACTCCGGGGCAGCCGTAGAGGTCGCTTGCTGGAAGGATTTTCATCTGCCAATCAGGAACCAGTTGCACCCGGACATCTCCGATATGCTCTTGCACTTCGTTTGTGTGGAAGGTTCCGTCTCTGCGAGCGAATCTTACTTTCTTAGTCTTCCCTGTGCCTCTTCCCACGTTTTTATCAAAGTAAACGTAGGCCCAGCTTTGTCCTGCCAGGATAGCGTGTCTTAGATACCGATGATAATCTTTAATCAACCCGGTCTGATAATTATTGGAGTCTAATAACTTCTTACTGACTTCCGCTTTTTGTTTATCGGAGAGTTCCAAACTATCAGGGGAGACTTCGAAGCTTGGTTTATATTTAAGCTGAGTGGCGACTTTCTGTTCAACCAAGTCCTGTGAGTGATTAACGACGAGGGTAGGAAATCTTTTCTTTTCAGTATTTAAAAACTTTCCACCAATGACGGGCTCCACGTCAGAGTAGTAGCCACGATAGCGGCAGATGTTTTCTTTTGTCCGAATATCGCGAGGACGATTATTATCATCTAGTGTGCTTCTGGTGTCGGCATCCCAGCGCAAAAGTTCTTCAGAGTTCTCAAAATCAATGGACCAGATAGGCGCAACGGTTTCTTCTCCGTCAGCGCCCCTTTCATCATCGAAGAAAAGTGGCTTTGTCATATTTTAAATCCTTAAGCCCCCGCACCCGCAGGGGAGGATTGCTTTGCCATGGTTAGCCTTTAGGAAAACGGGAGGGGCAACCCAGTCTTTTCTTCAGAATCGGAGAGAAGCCTTAGATGAGAGCAGTGCCACCGCCTCCCAAGAACGATTTTACTTGTAAGTACCGTCAGCGGCAAGTTTGCCCTTCAGGTTAATGCTGCTGGTCTTTTTTGTACTAACTGAAGTTTTCTTAGTACCTTTGGAAGATTTCTTCTTTTTCATATTATCCTCTTATATCAAAGTAATAACGAATAGAGCTAATGGCTTCTTCGTGCCCTTTCGCTAGGACACAAAGATAGCCTATTTTAGATAACTCCTTCAACCATTCTTCTTGTGCTTTTGATGCTTTTGCCCCTTTTCGCCTTTTGAGTTCGATAATAAGTCCCAGGTAGGTCTTCTTTGGAACGGGGATAATGATGTCTGGCACTCCGGGACGCACTAGTAATCTAGCTTGCAGCACCCTGTATTGAACCTTATGCTTCCCCTCATTTGGCACATGGAAGGCTAGTTTCAGCTCGGGAACCTGGGATTCGTGTGCCCGTATCCAGTCAGCTAGCAGGATGTGCTCCTGCATCTCGGTTAGCTCAGAACCTGGGGCCGTCAAGCTCCGGGATACCCGGACCGGAAGCAGTTTCGAGTTGTTCCTCGAACTTCTCAAGCTCCTTTTTAAGGTCATCAAACTTTTCCACCTCAAACTCACTCATAGAAACAGGCTCAGCGGGCTGTCCAGATAAGGATGCCGTCAGGTTCTCCCGCAGGAGAATTGCTACTATATCCAGGAACTTATCTAATGTGCTCATGCTAAATCTCCGATTCCCGTCGCTTCGCTCCGTGAGAGAAATTCAACCTGGTCGGTCAAATTTCTATTTTAATTCCCCTAGAGTTTCTACCCCTATAGAGTCTCTTAGCTGGGTCGTTGAAGGCCAGCTTGTATTGTGCTCCACCGAGTTCCTCTTTATCGAAAACCCGCTCTTCGGCTTTATCGTGACACCAGGCGACTAAACGAACTTTATCGCCTTCGACAATCTTTTCAAACTTCTCCACCTCGTGTCCACAAATACTACAATAAGGGACCGGGAAAGTCACTCGAAAAGACTTGCCACGAGCATCTTCTATCATCTGGAGACGCGCTTCAATCTTGAGTTTTTCTTCTTTGCTTAGCATCACAGAATCTCCAAATATTCGGGATCGTAAAGTTCCGCTTCTATCTGTTCTTCCATTTTAGTTATCGGCAGTTCTTCAGCTAGGGCTTCTCTATGGTTAAGGTTTTTAAATCTAGTATTCTCCACCCTGAAAAAGCTTAGTCCCAACAGATACCTCAAAATATCAATAAAGTGGTCATTTTTCTTACTAATCTTACCTGTATCATCTAGCTGATACACGGATAGCTCCCAAGTACCTTTCTTCACATGGCTTGAGAAAGTAATGATATTATAGTTCAGCAAATCCTTAATTAGTCCCAGGTACGGCTTAACTTCTCCTGTCTCTTTCTTCATACTCATCTTGTTTGTTGCAAGCCAGTTCCAGTTTCCCGGAACCTCATTAGGAAACCATGCAGCACCTTCGTCGTAGCCGTAGCTCCATTCATAATCATGCGGGTAAATCTCTTGTACCTTTGCTTGAATCCGTGGCCACATAATGCGGGCTGAGCACTGCGAGATATCGGTTTCGTAAATCTCATCTAAGACGTAAATCTTATGCTGTCTCCAATCTACTGCGAAGAATCCTACCGCAAAGACGCTTGTGGTTCCGGGGTCGCACACACACCAGTAATCCATGTCGTACATTCGGGGCCTAACTTCTGCCATCACCACTTCGTGAGGCCGAACGTGTCTTCCTTTGTAATTCTCAAACATCGGAAATACGAATCTTCCACCGGCCTTAACGAACTTTCCGCCATACTCTCTGTCCCAAACGTCCCGCTCGCCTCTTGCGATTAGAACCTTCTTCGTCTCCATCAACTCTTCAATAAAGAGCGGATCATTCCTCCTCTCCCAGCTAGGTCCAGTATAGAAAAACCCGCGAGACCGAATCCTCGCTTCTTCCGCAAGCTGCAAATAATTAACTTCGTTAGGAAGCACGTCACTATAAGGTGGGCTCCCCACAATCAAAAGCGGCGCTTGGAACGTTGTTAAGTTTGGTGCCATGGACATATGGAACATTGGGTCGTGGTCTTTCTGTTCATCGTACACTACGAAGTTTGGATTAATACCGGCTAGTGCTTGAGTGTTATCTGCTCCTTCAATTTTAATAAAAGAATCGTTCCAGAAGACAATTCTCATCTCGTGTTGATACGTCTTTTTAACCCAGTTAAGCGGGCCAAAGCGCTGCAAACGATTACTTGCCCAGAGAATTTCTCTTGCCTGTTTACTGAAGGGCGCAATGTAATAACAAGACTGATCGTTTAACGATGCGCACCAGCGCCAGAGTGCATAGATAACTAGCGCAGTCTTTCCCCACTTTCTTCCACACTGCACAAATATTAATTTCTTATTCTGGAAGAACAGCGCATTCAGTACATTAATCTGCCCTGGATGGGGGGTAAAGAACTGATGTATGTCCTGAAGGACATTTGGCGGGGTGATAAATGTAGGAAGTACCCTTTTGGGGTGGTCGTCGGTCGGCATTACTCATCTATAATAATAACGGGCACTGGCTTCCTAACACCACCACCAGCGTCGCGCCACTTCCCGATGATGTCTGAATAAGTTCCTATCACGGTTGCGCCCACTGGCTCGACCGGATTATGTCGCTGTGCAATCTCTGCAAGCTTTGCAACAAGTGCTGGATACTTCTCAACCGCTTCCAGGGAATTAAGTGAGATGATATTAAACGTCACACCCCTATCTGCGAGTATCCAAGCACTTTGCTCTATCGCCGCTTCATCCAACTCATTTCCGTCCCACATGATCTCTGACTGCGTGTAGCTCGCACCGCTTCCCAGCATGACATCAGCGGCAAAGGCGCAAAGCTCAAAGTGATCTGTAAACCCTGCATCCACTGCCCAGGCATCGGGGATCTGTGCGTCACCTGTAAACAGCGCCGTATACTTAGGACCCAGCGGCCAGCTAAGTCTGCCTTCGTGCGCGTGTACCATGCTTCCAACTTGAGGCCCCACGAGTGCGCCAGGGTCGGCATGAATAACGGAATGCGCAAACAAATCGATCGCTGAATCTACCATAGCGCGAATCTTGCCTTTCAAAACTGGATCATCCGCTTTAATGGTTGCGTAGTTATGCAAATCGATTTCCATGCTGATGTTAGTGGCAAGCGCATAGATATCCACCAAGCCCTTATACTTCGTAGCAACCTCGGTGCCCATCCATTCAAGTAAATCAATCGCATGTGGATGAAAGATGTTCAGATGCCCGGAAATAATCGTCCCCGCCTTAGCGTTACCATCCACAATTCTTAAATCATTCGGAATAAAATCAACCCACTTAGTATCTGCCCAAATGCCGAGCTTCGTTTTCAACCCAATGCTCTTTGCAGCTTCCAGAAACGGCGTTAAATCCTTCCACTGCTTCGTTCCCGGATCGTAGTCCATCAATCTTTGTGCAGTCGCCACCACAGTAATTCCTTTGTCTTTCAACCCCTGCAAAACAGGGAGTGGATCAGCTGGGACATGCCAGGGCCAAATAAATATTGCTAAATCGTTCATGCCTTCTCTCCCTTATTCCTCATCAGTTACTCCTGCTAAAGCTAACCTCTCAACTACAACCGGCTGCGCTATCGGGTCCGACTGATATATCTCTATCACCTCATCCTTACTAAGCAGAGTCGTCATCCGCCTCATAATATCACCCACCGCCTGACTCTGCTGCATCTGCGCCTTATAAGCCTTGTCAAACTCCTCAGGGGATAACCGCTCCAATAAAAACTTTATCATGTCCGAGTCCCCAGACTCAGCCTTCTCCAGAGCTAACTCCCTAAGCCTACCAACCCATAACTCCCGACCAAACCGCAGCTTGTCCTGGAAACTCGGGTCATCCCTCCACTTCCTCCACTCAGCATACCCAACCCCAGCCTCCTTACACGCCGCAACAACCTTGCCCTTATGCGCAAGATAAGCACCAATAAATAAATCCTGCCGCCAGGAGGCTGAGTCTACATCAGTCTTTACTGTTTTCTCTGGTAGGTTCGACTGAAGAAGGTCTATTACCGTCTGACACTCGCTTGGCCTTAACTCCGACGACATCCTTAGTAACTCCCGCGCTGTTCGACCCAATTCCATCGGCTACAACCCCGTCACTGCGTTCCGTGGGCCGAACCACAGAAGCCTCTTTAGGTTCAGACCCAATTCTGTCATTTGATTCCAGATAACTCAAGAAATCTGCGATGTCTTTGTACGACCAGTCCTTAAACCGCTCATACAACTTGTCCTTCTGCTTCGTCGCATTTATCCCACGCAATACCTCACACAATACCTTAACATCCAACCCACCACCCGTCATCGCCTCCGTATACCTACCAGCCTCCTCCAACGCTCGACTAAATAAATCCTCATCCCTCCGATAAATCATAAAACACTTCGCCTCCCAATATTAAAACAATACAAAACCAATACTCCTACAACACTCACACCTCAAGAGAATAAGTAGTATACTAAAATACTCGTATACTAAAATGCATAGGGGATTGCGAAGGGGGACTTACATGTACACTTGGGGTGGGCGGTGGACCAACCGTCCATCCTAGTCGGGTATGAATCTTGCATTGGCATAGAGTATGCCAGTTTGTGGGCTGATGCGTGAAAAGATGTGCAGAAAAAAGAAGGTCTACCCCACCCACCCTACCTACTGCTGATAACGAGTCTTATAGGCATCCTGAGACTAGGCTAGATTAATGCGTATGCTATGCGTACTGCCTACCCAAAAGGTCAAGAACCGCCCCCCAATGGGCTGGTTAGCCTGAATACGTTGGAGCTATCTACCCTATATCTATCTACCTATCTTGTCATCTATCTATGTTGGCACTTATTGGATGTTGTTTTTTGCGAGTTAGGTGTTGATGCAAGAATCGTGCCAGCTAGTGGTGAGTCTTATGCGTGATGAGTCAGTAGTTTTCTGACTTGATTAGTAACCTTTAGGTTATAATAGAGCTATGCGTTAACAATCGGGGAGTTGGTTAGTTGTTAAGTAGTAGGCCCAAAACTACTGGTTGCACAGTAACGGGCCTAACCAAGTATAGATCCCACGTTGTATTGGATTGGATTGGATTGGAGTAGGTGAAGTTGGGTTTGGGGTCGGAAATTAATTTACGAGCGACAGACACTCAAAAATCAAAGGGCCGGTTAAAGGGGTTTTTGGCATGATTCGAAAAAGATGTCAAGAAAAATCGTAAAGTGCTGTGCTGGCAGTAGCTTAGCACATGCTCAAATCGGTGTCAAACTGAGTTTGTATCCAACTAGCTACCAGCGGTAATAGTGTGCTCCAGGCGCAAAATAGTTTGCGCCGCTGTGTGCTTTTTGCTTGTGTTGTGTCAGACTATGTGCGATAGTGTCCTTGTTGGGGCATTTGCCTCTTTGTGTTTTAGGCCCTGTGCTCTTCAGAGCATTAGTCCTGTTAGCTGTAAGCTGAGCAGGGGATGTGCTGGAATCATTCATCAATTTTACTCCAATCATATAAGTGGTGCATAAAAGAGTGACGTAGTGACGTAGTGTGATGTAGTTTTCGGTTAACTACTACATGAGAGAGTGCTAAGAGCTTTAACCCCAAAACCACGTCATTCTACGTCATTCTTAGATCTACGTCACAAATACCCCTATACTATGTGGATGATTTAGTAGGGGGGTTGATGCTCATAATAAATAATAAGGAGGGAAGGCATGAAGAAAGAAAAATATGAGACCTACTATATCCCCTGTAGCGGTCAACCGCCGTGTAACGTTAAGCGGCATACCTCACTGAGAGCGGCACAAGCCGCCTATCGCGCAAACAAGGGCGGTCTACACCATCGCTCCGGTGGTCGGTCAGTCATCGAGGACATTGAGACCGGTACAGCGATCACATGCTGGATTGAGGATTGCACCGGCGGATATATGGCTAATTGTGATTGTTGATGCTCATAATAATAAGGAGAGAAGCAAAAATGGTCAAATATCGATTAATGCAAAACAATAAAACCGGCGAAGGTTTACTGGGAATAGCCTCACCTAAACTCACAGGCCACACTACCTACGCCAGAATTATGGTTATGCCCAAAGCTAACTAAACTACTACAGAGAGCCTCAAGGGGCTCTCGATAGTGGTAATAATACCGCTAATCAGAATCGGAGAAATAAGATGAGAACAAGATTAATTCCAAATGATCCTATCATGGTGCTGGAATACAACGACGTTTCAGCAGTGGTTTACGTTAGAAACGGAACTCAAGGGCGATTCCTAGGGAAGGCATTTGCAGGGAAAAGCATTAAACACGCTTGGTATGAATCGTTTAGGTCTATGGAAGCGCTACAGGAGCGAGTCGCAAAGTGGATTGACCGGTTGCGCCAGATTAAGCAGGAAAAGACAGACCAGCGAAAAGCCCGACAAAACTATATCAATCCATTTAAGCCCGGTGACATCTTTAGCAGTTCATGGGGATACGACCAAACCAACGTTGACTTTTATGCGGTTGTTGCAGCTAAACCCAAAAGCTTAATCGTGCAAAGAATAGGGGCTAAACACACCGAAGGCAAAAACGGCATGTCTTCAATGAGCGGTTATGTTATTCCTAATCCAGAGCATATAGAATCAAAGCCGTTCTTAGTAAAGCTTCAAACCTATAACGGAAGCAGCTTTCACTTTTCTCCACACGGGAAGAGCTACCGCAGCGCTTCCCCGTGGGACGGAAAGCCGGAATACATGTCCTGGTATGCTTAAACATAATTACTAACCATGAATCGGAGGATTGAATCATGAAACACACAATAGCAGAAGCACGGAAACTTAACGCCGAAAAGGGTCATTACTTCTTTTCACGAGATACAATGCGGTTTCTTAAGAGTCGCGTTGAATCAACTATCCTGAAAGGTGAGTATTTTATCACATCGGAACAGCTTGACTTGTTCGAACGTGGTAATCCCCGACGATATAAAATACGCCGGATAAACTGGGAGACAGGAAATATTAGCACGGAGCCTGGAAGCTACAGGACTAAAGACGCCGCCAAGGATGCCTTAAACGACGCGCTAAAGGGCTTGCCACAGTATAGCCTAGAACAGTCGATAAAGAGACTGCTAGCAGCATGAAAATCACAGCAGACAAAGCCCTAGAAGCTGAAGCAAACCTCTTTGCTGCTCATCTCTTGGTTCCTAGTGGCCTATTGGAACGAGAAATAAACGGTTTAGAGAATAAAGCCATCACAGATAAAAGCATTAAGGAATTAGCTAAGAAGTTTGATGTAACTATAGAACTGATGATGGCTAGTTTAATTCAAGAAGGCTGGATATCAATAGGGCCAATAAAGAAGAGGTGACTAAATGAAATGCCAACATTGCCACAGCCGTTCCGCCTAAGTTTATATCCAAGTAACAACCGGCGGGATTAGTGCGCTACAGGCACAAAATAGTTTGCGCCGCTGTGTGCTTTTTTCTTGTGTTGTGTCAGACTATCTGCGATAGTGTCCTTGTTGGGATGATCGAGAGTCTCAATTCTCAGGACTGATTTTTGCAAGGAGAGAAGCAAATATGAAAACAATTACAATCACTGATATCCGCTCATGGAAGCCATGCTACGATCTGTCCAAACATCTGCCGGAAGACTGGCAAGGCACGGTACTGGATATCCTCAAAATGGACACAATCCCCGCTCAGGACCGCTTCTGGGTTGTGCTCCGGGAAGAACTAATCGACGCAAAGACTTTGAGATTATTTGCCGTTTGGTGCGCACGGCAAGTACAGCATCTAATAACAGATCCTCGCTCCATTGCTGCAATCGATACGGCCGAAAAATATGCCAACGGGCAGGCAACCAATGAGGAGTTGGCCACCGCTCGTGCCGCCGCTTGGGACGCCGCTCGGAACGCCGCTGGGTACGCCGCTTGGAACGCCACTGGGGACGCCGCTTGGTACGCCGCTTGGGACGCCGCTCGTGCCGCCGCTCATGCCGCCGTTGGGGACGCCGCTTGGAACCCCGCTGGGAACGCCGCTTGGGACGCCGCTCAGCAGGCCGCTCAGGACGCACAAGTAAACCAACTAATCAATATGCTAGAGGAGGCAGAACTATGAAACCACTAATGAAAACAATTACAATCACTGATATCCGCTCATGGAAGCCATGCTACGATCCGTCCAAACATCTGCCGGAAGACTGGCAAGGCACGGTACTGGATATCCTCAAAATGGACACAATCCCCGCTCAGGACCGCTTCTGGGTTGTGCTCCGGGACGAACTAATCGACGCAAAGACTTTGAGATTATTTGCCGTTTGGTGCGCACGGCAAGTACAGC